GATTAGGTGAACGCATCAGAGTTCCAAGCGGGCATCGCGCAAGCGGCTAAACAGGGTGCAGCTGAAGGTGAGCGCAGGGCCATTGGCTCAATGCGTAATTCATCTGCCGTTCGTCGGAGGGTTGGCATCTGATGGAATTTTCTTTCGGGCAGTTGCTTGATATTGGCCGCACTGGTCAGCTCAACCAGTTCAGGTTTCAGAATTACGCTGTCGGACAGAACGTCGGCAACTACTCGTTTTTGCCGTTTGGCTTTGGTGGCGCAATGGCAACGCTCCAAGGGGACAACCTTGATGCGACGCTGCAGTTTGGCAACACAGAGATCACCCGCAACTTTGTTGTAGAGGCTTTGGACAACTCCTATGTGGCAAAGGTCTCAACAGTGTTGTGGAACTCCAGCACCTACGCCGTTGAGCGAACGCTCTACGAGTATTTTGGCGCGTGCTCTGCTGGCGGCTGGGACGAGACGACCATTCAAATTAAGCTGAATTCTGTATTAGACGCTGTTCAATCGAACGTGCCTGGGCGTCGTCTGTTCAAGCAGCAAGTCGGCAACATTCCGTTTACCTCGCAGGTTCGTGTGTAGCAATCTCATTGGTCGAAAATACAGCCATGGCAAGGACGATTGCATCCATCTTGTCTTTGACGCCTTAGATCAGCTCGGGATCAAAAACCCAGGGGTTCAGCCTGCCTGGTATGGCATGAGCCCTAAACAAGTCTTGGGAGAGCTGAATCGCTACTGTGACCGCGTAAGACACCCCAGTTATGATGGCGACATCGCATTGCTGGACGTTAGGCCAATGGCCTTCGGAGTGGTATGGCAGAACGGCGTCCTTTACATCAACAATTTCCTTTCCGCAGTGGATTGGAAACCGGAGGGAAGCCTTTCAGTCCGCCGCTTTTACCGTATGAACTATCGCTGATTGAGGCGATCGGTTGTAGCGAGGAAGAATACAAAGAGTTTGTGCGCCACGCAATGCTGCGGCAGCGTGTGCGACCTGCTGAATATGGCCACATTCCTGATGTTGTAAACGAACCAGTAACGACCACCACGTTTCTGACGCAGCTTGGAATTGGCCTTGTCTTAACAGGGGCCAGCATGTTGCTTGCGCCTAAACCGCCATCACAATCGAAAGTAAAAGGCAAGGTGCTTGCTGATCAGATTGGGCCTAGCCGTTTCAATCAAGCAAGCAACTTCGACAACGTTGCCAGCCTTGCTGAGCTAAATCAGCCGATTCCGATTCCTTTTGGTAAGCGTGGCACTGGTGCAGACGGCAACCTGACGGGTGGTTTAATTCTTGTTCCTGCTTTGGTGTGGTCAAGGCTTTACGCCTATGGCGCTTACCAAGCTTATGAAGGTGTTTATGTGGCAGGAGAGTTTGGCGTTGATGAGCCAGACCTTGGTGGGATCTTGCTTGGTACGTCAGCACTTAACTCGCTTTCACAACCTGATTTTGCTCTGTACTGGTCATCATCAAGCGGCAGCAATCGACCAACAAACTTGCTTTATGGCACGGAAGGATCAGGAGCAACCGGCACTGTTGGCAGACAAGTATTCACGTCACCAACAGATGACGGGCAGTTTAGCCAAGGTTTCTCAATGGCTTACACCCCAAGCGGTGACACTACGTTTGGGACCAGTACACCTATCCACAACGGCAGCGCATATCGCTTTAACTGGGAGATCATTAGCGCCCCTTTTTCTACAACTGAAGGGTCTGACAATGCAGACGCCCGAAGAGAAATCCAAGCAAAGCGCCGCAAGATTGCAGGCTCGCTAGCTGATGTCCTTCATATAGAGAACGAAGAGGCAGGGCAGCCTGGCGTTGGTCGAGCCTATTCGCGCCACATGGGCATCATCAGTCATAGCGGCACACAGGGTGGAGCAGAACAAAAGAACAAGCAAATTGTTACTGTTGCTGTTGGGGATACAGTTGATTTTGAAATTAACAACGACAATAAAGTATGGAAAGAGCTAGAAAAAGATGATTTTGAAGACACAGAGGTTAATCTAAAAGATTTAATCAACAGCGCCAAGTCGTGGCGCGAGAGAGCTTCTGATCTTTTAGTGGTCGGCAGCAAATGGATTATTAGCGCAAGTAGCTGGGTCGTTACAAAAAGAGTAAAAGAGGATAAGCGGATTCTTATTACGCTCGAATGCGTTGGCATTACTGGCGTGCCAGAGATTGGGATTGCTGGCACAAGAACAGTTCGTGAGCCTTTGGGCGGTTACGAGGGCGACCAATTCGCCGCCCTCAAGCATTGTGGCGCTGCGTTTTACAATATCTGCCGCTTAAGCACAGCAACGATTCGCCCTGTTCGCAGGGACGCGGAAGTAATTGAACTTGGCATCCGTAGTCAGGTTTGGAACAAGGCTTCTGGGCTGTGCAACTTCAATGCCATACCTTCACCCAAAAAGCTTTTTCAGCTTGATGAAGATGACGTTCAGGTTTCAACACCTCGAATGGATAAGTATTTTTTGAGGACATCTTGCTTTTCGATTTTTGTTCGCCCTGTTAAAGAGTACGGCCAAGAGCAAGCTCCCTATGTTCGGATCCCTAAGGTTTTTTGTGTTCAAGGCAGTGCGCCGATCAACCAAAACAATTTCTTGCGAATCCGCCCAAGGGTGAAGGGCTTTTACGAATATAAGATTGTGCCTCGCACAGGCTCAGACATTGCTATTAACAGCCTTGATGAGAACACAGTAATTGTTCTTGATTCCAACGAGGGCGTGCCATATACGGGCTCGGCATTGGCAGAGCCTGACTATGAAACTCCATACGGAGGGTTCAGAATCACTACGCAGGGCAGGTTAGTTCCAATCTCAGAGATCAGGTCAAATGAAGAGCTTTTTACTAATCCTGGCGATCAAGAAGGAACGCTAAACCCAGACAACATTCCTACAGCAGTTGACAACATCAATGTGTTCTCTAACACGGGCAGTCCATGGTTAATTAAGCAAGCATTTTACACAGAATTGCTGGGTCTTGCTGTTGACAATGAAAACGATGAACAGACAAAAACCAAGCAGATTTCTGTAGGCAGTCGTTCAATTGATCTTGAAATTAAAGCTACATCTAGACGTGGCCGACTTTATGAAACTATTGGCCCCAAGTATTTTGAAGCGAATGGCAACAGTGAATACATTTGGCAAGATGTTCAGTTCAACGTTGTAAGTGCCAACGGCAACTGGACGGTCGGCGAAAGATTTAGCCTCACTCAAAACGTAAACAATCGCTTCACGCGATATGCAGAGCGAGAGGAGTTCCAGCCGTACTCTTCTGTTACTTTTGAATTTAATGTTTCCGCCGTTGGTGCAGAAGCTACAGGTCAGCTGCAAAAAGGTGATCGTGTTTTTGAGCAGAACTCCCAAATTGCAGATTGCAGTCACTACACCGAATTGACCAAATCAAACGATTCTGGCCCTGAGCATGAAGTGGTCTACGTTGACGAATTTATCTCTAACGAAAGCCCAGCTAACTACGATGCAATGTCAACGATTGGGTTCACCGTTAAATCTACCGGTGAGATTAACGGCGTTGAGCAGTTGCGCATGTGGTCTGCAACAGGCATCCCCGTCACGAGGCTGATTGAAGGCGACAACGCCCCTAGCAATTTGTTCGCTGATCTTGTGTTTTATTTGTTGACCAATAAGACGCAAGGCGTGGGCCATGTCGTGCCATCTGAGCTAGTCGATGAAGACTCTTTGCGTACAACTGCAAGGTTCCTAAGAGCAAATAAGATCTTTTTCGATTCTGTTCTTGAGGACAGCGAAAGTTTCCGAAGCTTTTTGTACGACAATGCTTCGTTGCAGCTATGCAACTTTACAATCAAAAACGGCAAGTTTGGCATGCAACCAGCTCTGCCGTTCGACTCAAACCATGAGATCAGTCTTGCGCCGATTCAGGTTGACCAAATTTTTACAGCTGGCAACATCATTCAGGACTCTTTACAGCTTCAATACATCGACGTTTCTCAGCGCACAAACATTCGTGCGATCGTCACTTGGCGCGTAACCGTTCAAAACGATTTGCCGCATCAAGAATCAGCATTGGTTCACTGGTCTGACATCCCCATCAATGACAGGTCAACTACCGAGCAAGCATTTGACCTAAGCGAGTTTTGCACGAATCGCGAACAGGCATTGAAGACTGCACGCTTCCTGCTCAGCACCCGCCGCAGAATCACTAAAACTGTCAGCTTTCAAACGGTGCCAGATGCTTTGAGCGTTCAGCCCGGTTCATACATTCGCGTTATCACAGAGGCAAGTACCTACAGTTCAACCGCAAACGGTGCAATTACAGATGCTGGCACGCTTGTCAGCATTACAAGTGTCAAGGATGGAACCTATGACGCATTGATCTATAAGCCGTCAACATCAGAAGTACTTGAAACCAAGCTGACTATCTCTGGAAATTCCATATCAGAGTCAGAGTTTCACGGGTCATTCTTTACCTTGCTGAGCGGCAGTACTGATTACAGCGTTTATCAGGTCGAGTCTTTGAACCTTGAAGAGGATGGCCTAGTGTCCATCAATGCTGTAGAGGTGCCCACGGATGCCTCTGGAGTTAGCATCGTGGCTAAGGACGTTTTGACGCCGGGTAACTTTACGGTGCTTGAGTGATGGCTTTTCCGTCGTTGACGCCCACAGGCCGTCAGTTCACCCCAGGGAACTTTCCCAGCAAGACTTACAACTCACAGTCTGGGGCAGAGGTGCGGATCCTGTATGGATCACGGCGTGTCAATGCCACGTTGAGTCTGTCTTACGCCAATGTGACCGATGCCAATGCTGAATCGTTTTTAGACGATTACAGCGATCAGCTCGGCACGTTCCGCACTTTCACTTTGCCCTCTGCAGTGTTTGAAGGCTGGTCTGGATCAGCGGCAACGCTTGATGCTCCGGCTGGTACGAAGTGGAGATATGACGGCCAGCCGCAAGTTCAGGCGGTGCGCCCTGGAATTAGCAGCGTTACAGTGGCATTGCGAGCGGTGGCGTAATGGCAAAGGTTTACACCGGCAGAGATGGCGTGATGCAACTCGCCGGAACGACTCTTGCTAAGGTCGTCAACTTTTCGCTGTCAGCCAATCTTGAAACGCTCGAAACCACAACGCTGAGCGAAAGCATCCGCAGCTACACGCCCGGCATTTCTGGCTACAGCGGCAGCGCAACGCTGCTCTATTACAAGGACGACAACAACGCTATCAATACAGCCGATCTGCTTAACAAGCTCTACAAAACCGGGACCACAGGCGTCAGCAGTTCAGACACTGTTGAGTTGACGTTTCGCTGGGTGGACGGTGCGGACAACAACGACATCAAGCTGACCGCTTACATCACCAGCGCAAACATCGGCGCATCTACTGGTGAGATCGTGCGGGCTGAGATTGCGTTCCAAGGCACGGGTGCTTTGTCTACGGTATCGATCTGATGAGCGTTTACCTTGGCACTCATGGAGAGGTAGAGCTGCAGCGGCAGTTTGATGGCAGCGATCTGCGCTCCACAATCAACCCGTCAGATGTCAACGCAACCCAAAAACGGTTCAGCTTTGACTTTGAGCATGGCCAGCTGTTGAGCGGTGACCAGATTGAGATCACCAGTACAGACGGCACGGCGCTCGACTTCATCAGCAGCTATACGAAGACCAGCGTCAAGAAATTCATCCATGTTGACGAGCTAGACGGGATCAGGCTTTACGACTCGTTCGCTAATGCAGTGAATGGTGGAACGGCTAACGCCACCGCCCTTGCCACGCCTGCAAACGACCTACCGATCCGTGTCAAGGTCGAAAACGCAGAGTACAAAGTGCTGGCACAGGTCAATGGCTTTGAGCTGAACACTGAGCGCGAAACCGTAGACACAACCACGCTCTCTGACGAGTTCCGCAGCAGGATCAGCACGCTGATGTCCGGCTCTGGTCGGATGTCATGTTTTTGGGAGTACACAGGCGACACCGCTAACGAGCTGCCCAACTACTTGATTGAACTGTCGTTAAGGACGCGAGTAGGCAGCCAGTTCAAGGCTCGCTTTTACATCAAGCGGACGGACCATAATCCAGGGGGAGCTGTCGCCACCGCTAATGATGAAATTTTCTATGAGTTCACCGGAGTGCTGACAGGCTGTGCCGTGCAGTTTGCCCCGAACAACACCGTTCAGGTTGAAGCAGATTTCATCACCACAGGCTTGATTCAGCTGCGGATGAACCTTGAGGTCACAAGCAAGATGCTGCAAGAGAACAACAGTGACATCCTGCTTGAGCAGGGAACGACTGACGCTGTCTTGCTGGATCCCTAGTTATGACAGCTCTATGATGAGCCCATCGTGGTTCATGCGTAGGGTTTCATGGCTGACCTTAAGATCAGTGCCCTTAATGCCCTGGCTGGGGCTGATCTGGTCGCTGCTGATGTGGTTGCTGTCGTTGATGACAGCGCGAGTGAAACTAAGAAACTGACAGTCAGCGATCTGATCGCAAACGGCGTAACGCTGATTTCTGACTCGACTATTCCAAGCGCCAAGATCCTGTTTTCAGCTGGGTCGGTGGACACTGCTGAGCTGGCAGCGTCTGCGGTCGAAACTGCGAAGATCAACGATTCGGCTGTGACGGCAGCCAAATTGGCTGATAACTCCAGCGTGACGCTGGTTTCAACGCTGCCTGCATCTGGCGACTTTACGGGTCAGATTGCGCTGGATACTGATGACGACAAGATCTACGTCTGGGACGGATCTGCGTGGGATTCGGTCAAAGGCGCTGGTTCGATCAACGTTGTTAACGGCAGCACCACTGGTGAGATCAACATTGTTGCTTCAACCAGCGGTGACACCGTAACTATCAGCGCAACGCTGGACGATACATCTGCAGCTGCTCAATTCCTTGCTGGTCCTACTGGTGCCGGTGGCACAGTTGGCTACAGGGCAATCATTGGAACGGATCTTCCGACCGCAACCACCTCTGCCAAGGGTGGCGTCATTGTTAATGGCAATGGCCTCGTGATGTCTGGTGACACGCTCACCATTGACAACAGTGTCACTGCAGAAGCGACCGAAAACCATCTTGTTCAATATGACGCCAATGGTCTGATCACTAGCGGTCGAGCGATTGTCGCAGGTGATGTTCCAGTCGCAACGTCTTCTGCAACTGGTGCAGTCAAGCCTGGCTCAGGTCTTGAGGTTACGGCTGCAGGTGCGATTAACCACTCCAACAGTGTGAGCGGTGCAACTGCTGCCAAGGTCACTTTTGACGCGCAGGGTCACATCACCGCAAGTGAGGCGCTGGCAGCCAGCGACATTCCTGATCTTGATGCGAGCAAGATTACAACCGGAACTGTGCCGACTGCACGCATCGCATCTGATGCAGTCACCGCAGAAAAACTTGCCGATCGTTCTACCGCAACGATTGCAGAAACCACTCCAGCTGGTGGTGCATTTATCGGCCAGTGTCACCTGAACTCAATTACGGGTGATTACTTCCTTTGGGACGGCAACGTTTGGCAGCCGATCGGTATCAGCGTTGGTGAGATTGTGCTCGCTGGAACGTATGACGCCAGCACCAACCTTATGGCGACTGTTACCGCTGAAGGTACGGCTCTGAGTTTTGTTGTTGGTAGTGCTCTGCCCGCTGCTTCCAGCGCGAACAAGGGCTATTACGTTGTCGTCAGCACCGCAGGCACTGGTACATCGCCCGCACCAACTGTTGCACTGAGTCCGCCTGACTTCCTGCTTTCAACAGGAACGGCGTACACCGAGATTGACGTATCAGCCACGGTTACTGCACAGCAAGCTGAGAACGTTGCGTTTACTGCTGCTGGCAACATTGCAGCGACCAATGTTCAGGCTGCGATTGAAGAGCTTGACACTGAAAAAGTTGCAGCGGCTAGCCCGAGTCTGACTGGCACCGTTTCGATTGGAACCGGCGGCACGATTGAGTTTGAAGGCGCAACTGCCAACGATTTTGAAACCACGCTGACGGTTGTTGACCCAACGGCTGACAGGACTTTGTCGCTGCCTGATGTGACCGGCACCCTTGTCAGCACGGGAGATACGGGAACTGTCACCAGCACGATGATCACTGATGGCACGATCGTCAATGCTGACATCAGCGCCAGTGCAGAGATTGCAGTTAGCAAGCTGGCAAACGGTACTGCACGTCAACTGCTGCAGACCGACACCGCTGGAACAGGTGTTGAGTTCACCAGCGATATTGATGTCCCTGGAACGCTGGACGTTACTGGAGCGGCAACGCTTGATTCAACGCTGGACGTTACTGGTGCAACGACTGTCACTGGCGTTATTAACGCAGACGGAAAAGTTAAGTTCCCTGCTGGCAGTGCATCCGCTCCAAGCTTCTACAGCGGCACCGATACGAACACTGGTTTGTATTTCAGTGCAGCTGATGAGATTTCTGTTGCTACTGGCGGCACGCAGCGCGTTGTTGTTGATGCGAGTGGGAATGTTGGGATTGGTACCGCGACGGCAAATAATTACACCAATTTCACCACATTAACTCTCAATGGCACCACTGGTGGAATTGTTGATTTTGAAAACAATGGAACTCTTGTAGGTGAAATCTACAACGACGCCTCTGCTCTTCATTTAGTAGCTACCAGTTCAAAAGAACTGCGCTTTAGCACCAACGGCACTAATGAGCGGATGCGAATCGACAGCTCTGGCAATGTGGGCATTGGAACGTCGTCACCTACAAATAACCTGCATGTATATTCCACTAGCAATGTATCTGCTCGCTTTGAATCTTCTACATCAGCTTCTCGCATAAGGTTTAAAGACCCTGATGGAGATGCGTTTTTAGGTAATTTAGGTGACGCTCTTGCTTTTTACACAAGCTCTAGCTTGACCGAGCGGATGCGGATCGACAGCTCGGGTCGGTTGTTGGTTGGTACGACAACAGAAGGTCAGTCGTTTGCAGATAATTTAACGCTGAATGATAGTGGAAATTGTGGACTTACAATCCGCAGTGGTTCTAGTAGTTATGGTTCAATTTATTTCTCGGACGCTACCAGTGGTGCCGGAGAGTATGACGGATTTATTTCATATAGCCAGTCCAGCCAGTTTTTGCAATTTGCCACGGCACAAGCCGAGCGCATGCGCATCAACAGCTCAGGGCTGGTAGGCATTGCCAACACCAACCCGCAAACTTTGCTGTCACATCTTGGTGGCTATCAAATTGGTTGGAATCACGCTACTGACGGAACAAAATATGCAGAGATCTATGCTGATACAAGTAGCAATTTAATTTTTAGGAATACTAACTCTCAAACCGAGCGACTCAGGATAGATTCAAGTGGCAACGTCGGCATTGCCACCTCGTCGCCAAATGCTGCACTTCAAGTTGGAGAAACCAGCGTAAACAGTGCCAGAGCTATCAGAATTAAAAACAACGATAACACTGGAACTGCTGTTAAAGCGCAATTAGAGCTGCTTACTAATCAAGGTACTTCAACTATTGGAGCTACCAATCCTGGCAACATTATTCTTAGCCCTGCTGGTACCGGAGTAGGCATTGGAACAACGTCTCCAAGTGCAAAACTTCATTCTGTAGTTGCATCAGGCGAGGCAATTCGTGCGTCAGCTTCTGGTGCAGCTCAGCATGTTTGGTCTCGATATGTCGGCGGATCTGGCAATCCTGCAGATCTCAAAGTGGGTGTTGATAGTTCAGCAGGTGGCGTATATGGAGTTGGTGGCGGCGGTGTTGTATGGAACGCAGGCAATGGTCCGCTTGCCTTTGGTACAAATGACACCGAGCGGATGCGTATCGACAGCTCGGGTGTTGTAAAACTAACTCAATCTGGAAATAATCCTCGTTTCGGGTCACTTGAAGCATCAGGTGATGCCTTTAAGTTAAAAGCATTTAGTGGCAATGCTAGTCATAACGCCACAATGCAGTTTTTCACTGGTGCTGATTCGCCGACGGAGCGGATGCGAATCGACAGCTCGGGCAACGTAGGGATTAAAACGACGTCGCCTCGGTCTTTGTTATCCCTTGGCGCTGCTACCGCAACATCAACAGCAACGCCTGACACTCTTGATCTTGGTGGCACCTATAGCAGCACTGCCGGTGCAAACCCAAAACTTCGCATTTTTTACGACGGAATTTCTTCAGCCGGTTTTGGACTATCCGCTAACCAACTTGATTACACAGCTATAGCTGGCAACGCACACGCATTTTACGTTGGCACTAGCCAAGTAATGAAGATCGACAGCTCGGGCGGTTGT